GCGTCGATCAATATGTTACGTGTCCGGATATCACCCCGGTTTTTCCACAGCGGTATTATTAAACTGGCCCGCTAGCCTTATGTGCTGTATTGATTTGCCTTGTGGATGCCTGGTGCTCTAGGAGCGTTTATAATGTCTCTGCCTATGTGTTAGTATAGTAGAGATTATTGTTAGTGTCAACCGATAATTATTTTATAATGGATTGTTTTTAAGATGTTCTTTGAGAATATTTGATCCACCAACTCTAACATTAATAATACCGTTGTAGTATTCATCTGTTTCAAGTACTCTGCGTTCAAACTGTTCACGTGCCTCTAAGTAACTTGCTATGCCTCTGCTGGGACAAAAATGTAATATTTCACGTGTGAAATTTTCTGAGCCTAACTCTAAAACGTCTGCATTAAGTCTATCACTGGAGCCATAATATTCTCTCCAGTCACTTTCTTTAGTGCTACGTCTTTTATTCTTCTTGCCTTTAAGCGGGGGTTTAGTTACTTTAAACTTTGCTAGTTTCTTGCCTATATACATCATGCAATTGGACTTGTTTGTTATCAAGTAAACAAACGCTTCGCACCCGATAGGTAGTTCGTTAATTTCTTTTCCTTGATAAGTCCACTGCATGAGTATACTTACCGGTATATGGAGTAGGCTACCTAAGTTCTGGTTTGTCTAGTTGTTACATGTTTTTCGTGTATGTTGTCTGCACGTTCTTTTGCTAGTGTACGAATATCTCGTAGACACTTGCGTACAATACGATGTGTGCGTACACTATTTTGTCTTTCAAATTTCTCATTTGCTTTAAAATAGTCAAGATATGCCTTGACTAGTAAATCATGTGCGTCGTCTTGCATTAGTCAGTTACTTCCAAATCGTTAGCATATGATTTACAATTTTGTCCGTGCCATCTTTTGTAATTCGTAAGCATTGTAGTTTTTCCACAAAACTCGCAAGTTTTCTGTCCGTTTATTCGTGCTAATTTTTTTCTCTCTATAGTTTCTTGTGATTGCTTTCTGCCTTTAAGTTTTTCGCCTATTCTTTTCATTAGCTCAGGATCTCTAGATTTTCCTAACTTATTTTGTCTAATTTTTTCTTTTGTAGAATCACTTCTCTTTTTTCCAGTAGTTTCATTCTTACGCTTTTCTCGCATAACAGAAGCATATTCGTCTCCAAAGATTTCTTCATATGACTTTCCTTTTTTTGCTTCTGACATTTTTTTCTTAGTTTCTTCGCTGTGATTTTTTCCAAAAAAAGGATTGTTTTCTTTGCTCATTCTTTTAGATTGCGCAATTGAATGTTTGATTCTTGCCTCTTCATAGTCTTTTTCTGTAAATGTGTACTCTCTTTGCTGCGAACGACTTTGTTTATTCATCATTCTCCATAAAGCGCTCCACATCTTCTGATTGTCGACTCCTGTTGTAAATTTAACTAATAACTTGTGACACAAAAAATGATCTTCAGCACTAAGGCACACAACGTTGTCTCTTTTATTAGATCCATTCAGTGATTTAGGAATGATATGATGTCTTTCACAATATTGAGATTTTGGATCTAGTACTTTGTTATTTTTTATAATATCATAATATTCTTTTAAATAATTATTTTGCGTAAACATTATATCTCCTTTAGAATTTACTTAGTATTTATACGATACTAGTAATATCTAAATCTGGTTCGTATGAGGTGAAGCCATTTTCTTTTACTACTCGCAGCACTCGATTAACCCTACCAATTAATTCATCTTTGTGTGAGATAAGATAGATATTTTTATTACGTTCGCGAGCCATCTTTTTAAGAATACTCAAACTGTTCTCAACTCCAGCAGTGTCCATACCGCTATCAATCAGCTCGTCAATAAACAACAAGTTGATATTTTGATACAGGCTTTCCCAAACATCACGGAATGCAAAGCTTAATCCTAAGATAAGTCTGTTACGTTCTCCTCGACTTAAATTATCAAAGTCTAGATCTTGACCAAGCTGCGTAATTTCAACATTCAAATCGTTTAAGAACACCACCCGATGCGGCAAGCCAATCTTATCAAGATAATATGTAAGTCTGTTGTTAAGATATGCTAAGTTTTGATCAATGATCTTCTTGCGAATAAAGCTGTCTTTGTTCGTAAGTAGCTTTAGTAAAAACTCTTGATGCTCTTTATAACTTGTAAGCTCGTTAACAACACCCCAATCAACTTTTTGGATAGCAGTTTCATTTAACTCGTTAATTTGTGCAGTGTATGGGTTAACATCGTCGTGCTTGTTAGCAAGCGTCTGTTTCAAATTGTCTACATTACTTCTATGTTCGTATGCATCTTTAGCATTTTCATAGAAGGTAGTAGGTTTACCATTAATGTCACCAATTTCTTTAAGTGCAGCCATTACATCAACTACCTTACCTGCAATTTCTGCTTGATAAGCTATTGCATCCAGCAGTTCGGTTTCTTTACGCTCGGCAATTTCTGCTTTCTTATCTAGATGAAGTGCTTGACCGCAGGTATAACATGTTGCGTCTTCAAGTTCTGCAACATCCTTAGTAACCTTTTCAACAGTTTTATCAGCACGTTGTAGAGCTGGCTCGAGTGTGCTTAGTTCTTTCCTAAGCGCTAAGATGGTATTGTTATGTTTGGTCCAGTTTGCTAGTTTCTCGTGTGACTCAAGTTCAGTTTCAATATCCAGCTTCTCTAACTCTTCAATGGCGGCAGCAAGTTTATCTTGATCTTGAGTATGTTTAGCTTGCCAAGCACGTTGAGTACGCTTTAATCCTTCGATACTTGTTTCGATCTTCTCATTAGCAGTTTGAATAGCATTGATCTTTAGCGTTTCTTCAGTAATGGCATCTTTAGACTGTCGAGTCTGTTCTTTAAGTGCATCTGCCTTCTCAGAAAGAATAGTAATGCCTAACAACTGCTCAATGATAACACGTTGATCATTTACTCTCATACTCAAGAACGGTTCAGTATAGGTATTCAGTGCAACAATATGTTTAAACATATCATGACTCATGCCCAACAGGGTGTTTACATCGTCTTGTGTCTGTCTACTGTCGCCTTGTGACTCGTCTACTAGAGTTTCTTGATTATTAATATAGAATTTAAAGATATTAGGACTACGACCGCGTTCAATACGGTAGTTGTTATTATCTTTTTCAAATTGTAGGGTAACCAACATGCCTTTGCTGTTGGTCTTGTTAATTAAGTTGTTTCTTTTGATGTTTGTAAGTGCTTGACCATACAGTGCATAGGATAGAGCGTTGATAATGGTCGTTTTTCCAGTACCATTACGTGATCCGCTGTCGTCACCACCTTGATCTAAGTTTTCACCAAGTACTAGAGTAAGTTGTTCATTATCAAAGTCAACTGCCTGAGTCTGATTACCCACACTCATGAAGTTTTTAACTGTTAGGTCTTTAATTTTTATCATATTAGTGTTCTAATCCGTTGTATATCTGCAAAAGCATGCTCTTATCATAGTTGTTAGTGTCAAGCGCTGCAATTTCATTACTTACGATCTGGTCCACACTTTCAAACTGTGCAATATCAAGCTCTGTACTCATTTCTTCTAACTGCTTTTGTGGTATTAGTGTGATCTCACGACAGTTGTATTGATTAATGAATGTTTCTTTGATAAAACTTGCTTCTTCATAGCTAATAGGAAGGTCAAGCGTTACTCGTAGATACATTTTATCCTTAATAAACGTATCTGCATTATCAATTAAGTTGCTAAGTGTTACAGTACGGTACTTAGGGCAATTAGGCCAGTTAACAAACTCTGGTTCTTTATTGTTCTCCTTATCAAGTATCATCATACCTCGATCATCATCGCCAACATCAGCATAATTGTGGGGAAACGCATTACCTATGTAATGAATAGCACCTTGCTTCTGTCGTTTGTGGAAGTGTCCACTAAACACATACTCTTGATGCTTAAAATGCTCAGACTTAAGGTCGCCGTGATCTGGCATTCTAACTAAAGCGTTCATATAGAAGCTAGGAAGTTCAAAATGACCAAACAAATACTTTGTTTTAATATCACCCATCGTCTTCCATTCGTCCCCGACGAGCCATGGAACAAGTGCAACATCATCTTCGATGAAGATTTCGTCTATAAATGTAATTCCAGGAATGTGCTTTGCAAATGCAGTGCTGTTTACAGAACGTTTGTCTCTATAATACAAATCGTGATTACCATCAAAGAAGTAAAACTTCTCAAATGCAGCACCTAGCTTCTCCATGCTTCTAATTGTAGCATCCATAGTAGTAAGATTTAGTGAATTTCGATTGTGATGCCAGTCACCACAGAAGATTCCGGTCTCGCAACCGTTATCTTTTGCAGTTTGTATAAACCAATCAATGAATTCTTCGCAATCGTCATTATGAACGCGACTATTACCTTTAAGTCCGAAATGGATGTCTGTAAACACCGCAGCTTTTTTAAACAAGATTAGTTCTCCATATGTACATGTTACAGTATATAGTAAATATTAACACCTGTCAACCACTTATTTGGTATCTGTGAACTGTGTAGGAGGAGCTTCTTCGTTGCGCTTAACAGCAGCTTCCCATTCGCCTTGACTTTGTCTTGTGTAGCTAGGATCCAACGCATTCATTTCGAGAATATCGTCGCGAATGTTTTGATTACGTTTTTCAATATTAATAACACGCACAAAACTATTAGTTACTGCTGCTGTGTAGTAAGCAAACGGATTATCCGACTTAGACTCGTCAAATTGTAGTCCGATCTGTGCAAGTTGTAAGATTGCTTGCCCCTTCATTTCGTCGTTGTATGTATATCCGCGAACGTTACCCCGAGTAGCATATCGATCAACAAGTTTTAACCACATCATGGCAAGTTTGTTCGTTGCTATTCCGTGATCTTTGTCAAAGTGTCCGTTGTCCATGCCGCCTTTCCAGTGACTTTTTCCAACTAACACAATTTCGCCTTCGTCGTTGTATTTGTAATGGTGGAAAGGAGGAAACGGAAGCTTAACTTTTGTATCGGCTACGGATTTAGGATTTTTCTTACGTCCTGGCTCTTCTGGAATGTGTTCAAATGTCATTACACGGAAGATTAATTCTTCTTTAGTAATTTCAGATGCTAATGTTTCGCATTCTGCTTGCTTAACTTTTTCACCAAGCTCTTTACGACGCTCGTATTCTGCCGAACTAAGTTTTTTTGCTTTATTTTGTTTTGCTTCGGCAACAATTAATGGATCAATTTTGTCTACGCTTGATAAAATAATATCATAGTCGCCGTATTCGGGAGCAGTGTAGCTATTAAACGCATTTTTTGATCTATGTATTTCTTTAAGTATATCTTTATTGTTAAGGTAATTCTTAGGTCGCATGAGGTTTTCCTGTAGTTATATATAGTATAAACTACTAACATAATTTTGTCAACTAAATAGTAGTAGAGGAGACAAAATAAATTATGGCCTTTCAAATCAATTTTAATGCAAGCAACTTTGTTAGCAGTATTGTATCTGATGCAACTAGCGCTGTTAAAGGCGCAATCGGCAGTACTATTAATCAAAAGCTAGGCAGTCTAGGGCCGCTAGGAAAACTTGCTGCAAATTTTATTAATCAAACAGGCGGTTTTGGATCTTCAATTAATAATAGAACAATATCAAGAGCAATAATATCGTCTAACAATTCAGTATCTGATGCAAGTGATTGGCGTGTTAGCATTAGTGTGCCAGACATACTTAGAAACGAGGGTGATATATTAGCGCCTCTAAGAGAAGCTAGTGGATCGAGTGCATTTAATACCGGAAATAGAATGATATTTCCGTTTAACCCTTCAGTGTTGTTAAGTCATAGTGCAACCTATTCTTCGGTTCATCCTACACATACAAATTATGCGTATAATGCATATGAAAATAGCCAAGTAGATGCAATTACAATTACTGGTGAATTTTATCAAGAAAATGAAAACGATGCAAAGTATTGGGTTGCATGTTTGCACTTTTTAAGAAGCGCAACTAAGATGTTTTATGGCAACAGTCAGCCGTTAGGCAATCCGCCTGTGGTATGTAGATTAAACGGATATGGTAAACATGTTATGAATAATATTCCTGTTGTAATAACTAACTTTACAACTGATTTACCAGTTGATGTTGATTATATACAGTGTACAATTAATGGACAAGTAAACTATGTTCCTACACAAAGTTCAATTACAGTTACACTACAACCACAATACGCAAGACGTTCGCAATCGGGCTTTAGCTTAAATCAATATGCCGCTGGCGGACATATTAATGGTAAAGAAGGATTTGTATAATGACTGCTGATAATAATTTAAGTCCATACGGAAGAACAGAAATTACCGCAAGTGGATATTTAGATATTTTAAAACCTCGTCCAGTTCCTATAAACAGAGATGATATATTGTTTGAAATAACACCTGAATATACGTATCGCCCTGATTTACTTGCATATATTACTTACGGAAAACAAGAGCTTTGGTGGGTGTTTGCACAACGTAATTTAGACATTCTTAAAGATCCAGTGTTTGACTTTGTTGCTGGCACTAAGATTTATTTACCTGATCCGTCGGCTTTAAAAAATACCCTAGGAGTATAATATGGCGTTTAATCTAAGTGCATCTCTTAAAGGTAGTTTAACATCAGCAGTAAATACTGTAAAGACATCAGTCAGTACTGTTAGTCAAAACATCAGTACGGCTACCGGAGTAAGTACTCAGAAAATAAATTCAGCACTGCTAGGAGGAACTGTTGGCGGACTTTTAAGAGGAGGCCAAGGCGCTGCACTTGGTGCATTAGCAGGCGGAATACTCGGCGGCGGCGGAGCAGGCGATTTACTAGGACAAGTTAAAAACAAACTTAGTGGACTAATTAGTGCTGCTGAAGAATTACAGGGCCTAGCTAACAATCCGTTAAAACTTGTAGAAAGAGGAATTGCAGATCTTGCAGGAATAACTGGCGAAGAATATGGATTAGTACAAGCTCAATATCGTGAACTAAATGAAAGAAGTGCGTTTAATGATTTTATTGATACCGGTTATAAGTCTCCTTATCAAGGCGATGATACTTTAGCAAGCAAAATTCCAAATCCGTTAAGAAGTCATAATAGTTATAATTATGTAATTTCATTAGGCGTGCTTGACGCTGCAGAATATAACAATCCAGAAAAATATAGAAGTGCAGGCGGATTTAAAAATTACATAATACAAAGCAGCGGCGGAAACTTAGATAAACGTTATCAAATTTTTGACGAAAAGGGCACCGGAAGATCTGAACACGCTGAATACTACATTGATGATCTTGAGATAGAAGGAGTTGTTGCTCCTAATCCAAATACTAGAGTAACAACCGGAACTGCTATATCATTTAATGTAACAGAGCCGTATAGCATGGGTAATTTTATTCAAGCAATTATTGGAGCAGCAGCTACTGCTGGATATAAAAGTTACAACCAGGCACCATTTTGTTTAAAAATTGATTTTAAAGGATGGAATCTAGATGGATCCACGGATGCAAACTTTATAAGCCGTCCTATCTTTATTCCTATAAAGTTTATTAATATGGACTTTAACGTTACTGGTACAGGAAGTACCTATGCAGTTAAAGCGATTCCTATGAGTGAGTCTGGGCTAGATGATAATATTAATAAGATTAAAACATCAATTAAAGCAACAGGACTATTACTTCACCAAGTACTTGAAACAAATGACGCATCAATAACATCAGCAATTAATGGTCAAATTCAAGCGTTGGAAAAAGCCGGCGCACTTACACCATATGATAGATATGTTATAGTATTTCCAAAAGATAGATCCACGCTGCTTTCGGCGCTACAAGCAGGCAATATTGATGACACTGCATTTACTACTTCGCCCGAGGAACGTGAGGAACAGCGTAGAGGAACAGTTGCAGCAAATCCAGAGTTACGTAATTCTTTTAGTCCAACAACGATAACAATTACTCCACCGTCTCGTACATATTCTATACTCAAGTCGTTTGCTGAAAACACTGGTCTAATGAATGAAATTGGGTTAAGTACTCTTAATGAAGATACTAATGCTCCGGGAAATTCTAGCGAAGCAGACGCTGCTGCTGCAACTAACCCTCAAACTGGACTAGTTGACACTACTTCAAAAGCGGTACAGCCTGCAGATAAAGCAAGAGATTTCCAATTTAATCAAAACGAAAATATTACTAGTATTATTGAAAAAATAGTAGTACAGTCTACATTTTGTGCAGAAAATTCAACTATTAAAGCTAAAAATGGATTACACAAATGGTTTAAAATTAATACACATGTTTTTATAGATGAAAGCCCTGTAACAGAAGCACAAATGGGCCGTCGTCCAAAAGTTTATGTATACAGTGTTATGCCTTACGAAGTTCCTGAAACAGTTACTATGGCTAGCAACGCTAGAGCAAGTAATATTCAAGGTTTAAAACGAGTTGCTGTCAAAGGATACAATTACATTTATACAGGCAAAAATGAAGATGTATTAAACTTTGATATTAATTTTAATAATGCATTTATGCTAACAGCAAACGCAGATTTTGGAATGACAACAGGATCTCAAAGTGATCCTGACGCAAGTAAAGTTGCTACTGCACAAACAAATACACCATCGGGCGCTGCTCCTGCAGAACCAAGCGATGCTGCAACTACAGACGACCAGACAGGCGGGACAGAAATGGGTACCGGCCCAAAAGGAGCAGCCGGCACCCAAAGTAACGATGTACGCCGTCAAATTGCTGAGATGTTTCATGACAGAATTACAAACATGATAGTAGATATGGTCACAGCTGAAATGGAAATAATAGGGGATCCCTATTATCTTCCGCAAGACACTGGAAATTATGTATCAAAGCGTGTTGCAGGCAAACCAGGTATAACAGAAGACGGTACTATGCCGTATTCAACTGGTCCTGTTTTAGTTGATGTTAATTTTAGAACACCGTTTGATTATCAAATAGATGGAGCAACAATGGAAATGCCATTAGCTGTTCCGGGATTTAGTGGATTATTCCAAGTATGGGCAGTTACCAATATTTTTGCAGCCGGCAAATTTACACAGCTTCTTAAAATGATTCGCCTTAGAGGACAAGACGACAAAGCAAGTACCGGAAACACTAACTTTATTCAAGTTAAAAACGAAGTAGCAATGGCTAAAACAACTACACAATCTGATGGCACTGTTGGACAAAGCTGTATGCCTGCGACTAATAGTATGCCAGGACCAATGGCTGACGATATTCGAAATTTACTACCAGCAATAGGTGCCGATGTAGCTGCACAGTTAGCTGGCCCATTTAAACAACTAGAAATAGCACTTAAAACAGAAATACTTAATATAGGAGAATTAGTAAAAGGTGTTGATTTTGGCATTGCAAGTGTTCCTGATTTAACTAAAGTTATTCCTCGAATTGCAACAGGTGCTCTCGGCGGCCTAATAGGAAATGCTCTCGGCGGAAAGTTAGGAGCAGTTACCGGAGCAGTACTTGGATCGCAACTAGGTTCTCTTACTAGCGGCTTTGGCGGCGTAACAGGATCTCTTACTAGCGGATTAAACGGTTTAGGAGGAACTCTTAATTCAGCAGTAAACTCTTTAGGAGATCCAAATGCTCCTCCTTATACAGGCAGTGATCCCATTATTAGAGCAAGATTAGGTCTACCGACTGTAAATACTGCTACTAATCAAAGCATTGCAGCAGTCTCAGGCGCAGCAACATCTAAAGTTAGAAATTTGATAGGACCACAATAATGTCAGAAGCAGACGACAGCGGCTTACCAGAAGAAAGCCAAGGAAAATTAGAACAATCGAATGCTGTTCCTGTAGAAGGGGTTGGGCCTTGGACTAAACCTGAGCTTAACACAAATCGACAAATATTTGAAAATATTGACGACTTGTTTAAATATGGCGAAGACATTATTTTAAATTATCAACGCTCTTATCAAATTGTTATAGTTATTGATAATAGTGGCTGGAGCAAATTATTATATCCAAGTCAGCCACATTATTGGGTAATTGAAAAATTTGCGTTAGATCCAACAGTTGCCGCCGAAAATCCAGATCGTAGTCTTGAAATAGAGTGTGTCCCACTTTATGAAAAAATGGTAGAATGGGCTGAACAAGATATAACAGCTGATGTTAAACCAGCGGGTTCTGTGCAAGTGTCTACGTATCAAGGCGTGCCGGTTTACTTGCCTGATCCTTTACTAGATTATAGCAGGCCTGAAACACAAATAAGTGCTACCACTGGTGCAGCTACAGGCGCAACAGTTATAACAACTACTACCGTAAAACCAAATACTGCAGGCGGTGTAACAGTAAGTGAAACTGTTCCTGCAGAAGTTGCAGCACCCACAAACTTAACTGATGCAGAAAGAAAATGGTTAGGCGGTGCCGATCCTACTGATCCGTATATTCTCGCTCGTATGAAAGCTGCTACCGGAGCAACTCCATCTATTTTTGGAAAAGTAACTGACCTATTTGGAGGGTTACAACGCCTAGCTGCATTATCAACAATAGCAAAAACTTCAGCAGCTAATGTATTGTCAGGAAACATTCCTTCCTTTCCTAATAATCCCCCTGCAGGCGCAGGAGTAAGCGGAGCAGGATCAACTCCTCCAAGATCTGTGCCGTATCAAGATGCTATTTTAAGACAAGCTAGAGCTGCTGCTGCTGCTCCAAAATCAACAGTGGCTGCACTAACTGCTGGCGCTGGCAGAGGAAATGGCGCAGCTGAAGTTGCTCAACGTGCTGCTAATACAACTGTTACTGCGCCTACAACAGTAACACAATCACCTTCTACACCTACAACTGCAAATACATCGGCTACGCTTCGCCCGCCTAACGTATATGTATACGAGCCGCTAACACCGGGGTTTGATAGATACGATTTTAATACTGGTAAAAAAGTTTATACACCAGATGCAGGACCAAGCAGAACTGTATCATCGCAACCAGTTGTTCCTCAACTTACACCAAGAGTGCCTTCAACTGCAAATGATCTGGGGGTTACAAGTCCGACATTAAACAACGCAACAACATCTGCTATTGCTCAAAGAGTAATAAGACCGCAATAATCAATAAATTTAAAAGAATAACAGGAACTAACTACTAATGGCAAACGGAAATTATACAAGAACAACGTCTAATAATAATGCTGATTTTAAAAATGCAGGACCGTATGAAGCTATCATTGTTAATAATTTAGATACAAAATATATGGGCGGCCTTGTTGTTGAATTATTAAGATATACTAGCTCTGGTGGCACGCCTGAACGTAGCGGCCAATTATTAAATGTAAGATATTTAAGTCCGTTTTACGGTGTTACTCCTAATGCTGCACTTACTGCAAACGATGGTTATGAACATACACAAAAGTCATATGGTATGTGGATGGTGCCGCCTGATGTAGGTACTAAAGTCCTTGTAATATTTGCAGAAGGTAATGCAAACTTTGGTTATTGGATTGGATGTATTCCCGCAGACTATATGAATTTCATGGTTCCTGACGGGAGAGCCTCAACTGAAAACACAACTGGAATTACTCCTCCTCCACTAAAGGGAAGAAAGCTTCCAACCGGCGAATATAATAAATCAATTGAAAGTGGATCTAAAGTTGATCCTACTTTATTTGCTAAACCGTATAACAAAGATTTTACAGAATCTTTAGAAATCCAAGGGTTACACAATGACGAAATCCGCGGCACTACTACAACTAGTGCTCGCAGAGAAATTCCTAGTATGGTATTTGGTATAAGCACACCGGGTCCTAAAGATCGCAGAGACGGCTCGCCAACTGTAGAAATAGGCACAGCAGGAAACAAAGTTGCAGTTCCTTCAAACAGATTAGGCGGTAGTAGTTTTGTAATGGATGACGGTGATGAAAGATTTGTTCGTTCAACTCATGCAGAAGATGGCCCTCCAATTTATAAAAATAAAGGTGCTAACGAAACCGGCGGCGATAGAACTATTCTACAAAACGAGCTAATGCGTTTTCGAACTAGAACCGGGCATCAGATATTAATGCACAACAGTGAAGATTTAATTTATATTGGAAATGCCCGCGGCACTACTTGGATTGAAATGTCCAGCGACGGTAAAATTGATATTCATGCACAAGATAGCGTTAGTATCATGACTGAAAATGATTTAAACATTACTGCTGAACGTGATATAAACATGGAAGCAGGCAGAAATGTCAATATTAAGGCTACTGGCAGAGCAAGGGGTGCAGCTAGCGGTAGAGTACAAATTGAATCTAAGCAAGATTTTAATTTGTATGTCGGCGCAAACAGTAAAATTACTGTAGGAAACAATCAACATATTGCCGTAAAACAGTCGCAATATATTGATACAGCTAAATCATTACACGTTAAATCAGGACAAGACAATCGTCTCACTGCCGGGGGATCTACACACATTAACAGTGCAAAAGAACATAGAGAAACTGCAACATATGTGCATATGAATGGACCAAATGCAGCTCAAGCTAACCCTGCACGACAAGTTGAACAGTTGAGTACAATTACATTACCTCGTGTTAGACCAGGTGGCTCAATAAGTGGATACGAAAGTATATTAGCAAGGGCGCCGCAACACGAACCGTGGCCGCATCATGAAAACTTAGATCCGTTATCGTTTAAGAAAATAGAAACAGATAGAGACGCGCCCGGAGCGCTGCCTAGTTCGGATCGGGTGCTTACTCCCGATACGTTTGATAAAAATTTACAAGGTAGAACGTCTAGTGCATTTGTATCAGGAAGCGGCGGTAACATCAGCACAGGGTATATATCAAGAGGTCCCGGCAACGGACAAACACCTGTACCGCCTGGTGATTATAACAGTGACTTTAACTTTGATCTAGAATTAGGATCACTAAGTGCAAGATACGAATCAAGAGGAAATCCTGCAACTATTGGATGGGATAGCACCGGCGGATTTAGTTACGGAACATACCAGCTTGCAGCAAACCGAGGTGTAATGAATGAATTCCATGCTTGGCTGACTAAGGCATACCCTAGCTTAGAATCGCAATTGGCAGCAGCCGGCGGCGCGTCAGCAGCTAGAGCAGGTACCGAAGCATACAAAGCTGCATGGGCACAAGTAATGTCAACAGCAGCAGGTAAAGAAGCACAGCACCAGTATGCAGTAATTGCATATTATGTACCTGCTGCAAAACTAATTAAAAATAAATCAGAGATTGATGTAAATCAAAGATCACTAACATTACAAAATACTGTATGGTCTGCTGCTATACAACACGGTCCAGGCGGCGCACGCAACGTCTATGAAAGAGCACTTGCTAGTTTAAGTTATCCGCCAAGCCCTCCTACTACAACTGAGCCCACTGATTCGGCATTAATTAGAGCAGTTTATGCAGAACGCCGCGCAGAAAATGGCGCACGATATTTTAAAAGTAGTACACAAGGTGTTAGGGATAGTGTTGTTAACAGATTCCATAACGAAGAAGCAGATGCTCTTAGAAGTTTAGAACAAGAGATTGCTAAAGCACAAGCTAATCCGCCGACACAAGATCCGACAGATAACAGTGCAGCTACTGCAACAGTAGCACTACATCGATCATCTGCACAATAAGGGTAAATATAGTATGAGTCAATTAGAAAAAAATCTGTATAAAAGAGTAACTGTAAGTCAGCCTGTACAAAAATCTACAGTAGGTAGAAAATATAGAGGATTTTCTACAGTTGCAGATGCTAAAAGTTTTAGTTTGTATGACTTTGAACTTATTAAACAAGATTTAATAAATCATTTTCATATACGTCAAACTGAAAAATTAAGTGATCCTACATTTGGCACAATAATATGGGATATATTATACGAGCCATTTACCATTGAAGTACAAGAAGCAATAATTGAAGATGTTACTCGTATTATTAACTACGATCCTAGAATAAGAGCTGAAGACATTGTAATAGATACTTACGAACAAGGTATACAGATTGATTGTACAATAACTGTGCTGCCGTTTGGAGTAACTGACCAATTACGCTTTAAATTTGATAAAGAAAACGGACTACTTTAACGCTAAGAATTAAATACGTACTTTTCCTTATAAGATAAATATTATTAGTAAACAAGGAAACGTACATGTCTTCAAGCGATAGACAGTCAAGGTTATTAGTAGCTGAAGACTGGAAAAGAATTTACCAATCATTTAGAAACGCTGATTTCCAGAGTTATGACTTTGATAATCTTCGTCGTACAATGATTAATTATCTGCGTCAAAATTACCCAGAGGATTTTAACGATTATATTGAGTCAAGTGAATATCTTGCACTAATTGATATGATTGCTTTCCTTGGGCAAAATCTGTCATTCCGTATTGACTTGAATGCTAGAGAAAACTTTCTTGAAACAGCAGAACGCAGAGAAAGCGTATTACGACTTGCACGTATGCTGTCTTACAATCCAAGACGTAATCAAGCAGCGAACGGTTTACTAAAGTTTGATACAATTAAGACAACTGAAAATCTTTTAGATAGTAATGGATTAAATTTAGCAGGCATTACTATTAAGTGGAATGATCAAACTAATTCAAATTACTTTGAACAGTTTGTCAAGATTATGAATTCAGCATTGCCGTTGTCTAACTCAATTGGTAATCCGTTAAAGTCTGCACTAATTGCAGATGTACAAACACAGAAATATCGCTTAAATGCCACAAATACTGGGCAAGCAATTTATCCTTTTACTAAGCGTATTGAAGGTATAAGTACACGTTTTGAAATTGTAAGTACTGACTTATCAGCGGAAGATATTATAGAAGAAGCTCCGCTACCAGGCAATAGTCCTGCATTCTTATTCCGTGATGACGGCCAAGGCGCTGGAAGTGCTAACACTGGATTCTTTATGCATTTCCGTCAAGGCAAACTTGAAACAGGAAATTTTGCAGTAACTAACCCTACACCCAACCAAGCAGTTCAAATTGATGCTGAAAATATTAATGACTCTGATGTTTGGCTATTTGCACTAAATAGCGCAGGGTTTGAGAGTAACCAATGGACAAAAATTGATTCAACTGAAGGTAATAATGTTATCTATAATAGTTTGTTCAATAAAACTAGAGATGTATTTGCAGTAACTACTCGTATTGGTGACAGAATTAATTTAAACTTTAGTGACGGAGTATTTGGAAATTTACCAGCTGGCAATTTTAGATCATACTATAGAACTAGTAATAATATACGCAGTGTAATAACGCCCGGTGCAATTAATACTGTAAGCATTGAGATTCCTTACCAAGCAAGAAACGGATCAGTGCAAACACTTACTATTGGTCTTAAATTAAATTATACAGTTAGTAACGGTACTGCTACTGAAACTAATGCTGAAATTAAACAAAATGCACCTACTACATACTATACACAAAATCGTTTAATTACAGGTGAAGATTATAACATTGGTCCGCTTGCTATTAGTCAAGATATTATTAAAACTAAAAGTACAAACAGAATATCAAGCGGGATAAGCAGATTTTTTGATTTAAAAGATGCCAGCGGAAAGTATTCAAATACTAGTTTATTTGCAGACGACGGCGTAATTTACAAAGAAGAGTTTGTTGAAAAGCAGTCGTTTACGTTTGCTACGCAAACAGATATTGAAGGTGTTATATACAACACTATTGAAGAAATTTTAGGAAGTGTAAGCACACAAAATTTCTATCTTGCAAAATATCCAAAAATTATTGTTAGTGACCTTAATGCAACTTGGTTGCAGTCAAGCACAAGTACAAACCAGTCATTAGGCCTGCTTCAAGATATTGATAGCAATGCATATTCAGTAGGTAGTTTTACTGCTAATAGTTTGCGGTTGGTAGAAGCAGGAACAATGTTAAAATTTGTTGCTCCTGTCGGCAAGCATTTTATGCCAGACGGCACCCTAATGGATGACAATGATGTAGATCATTTAGGAAAAACAAATTATAAGTGGTCTAAAATAGTGTCTGTTTCTGGTGCAGGAACAACTATAGATGAAGACGGAATTGCGCCTATCGCGCTAAATGATATTATTCCAACTGGTGCAATATTACAGCAATTAATTTCTAATTATTCTAAAGTATTAATTAACGATGTAAAAGTAGAATTAATTGACCAAACATTTGAATACAGAGACTTTGCACTACGATACGATCAGTATAATAGACAATGGAAGATTGTGTTAGCAGAAGACATTAATACACTTGGCGCTTTTGCAACTGGTAAAGCAGGCGATATTAGCGGTGAGAATCTTGATGCAAGTTGGATGTTATACTTTAAAACAGATGGTGAAAAATACACAATTACCTATCGTAATTTAAGATACATAATGGAAAGTGCAGATGAGATTAGATTCTTCTTTGATGCTGCTGATAAAATTTATGATCCTGCAACCGGTCAAATAGTTAGAGATAAGATTAATATCTTAAATATTAATCGTAAACCCGGTGCGCTAACACCGCTTACAACAGACTTTAACTGGACGATCACTGATGCATATAGAGATGTAGAAGGATATCTAGACAGCCGTAAAATTCAAGTTCAGTTTATTGATCTTGACGATGACGGAGTAGTCGATGATCCAGATATATTTGAACAAATTGTTGGTGAAGAAAATACTGCAATTGCAACCGCAGACAAATTAATATTCCAAAAGAAATATACAACAACCGACGGTGTAGAAGACTTTAAATATTTTGCAAATATAACTGCTGAAATAATTATAGTACAAAACGAAGCAGCAATATCTCCCTACAGCGCACGATTAGAAGGGCAGATATTTTATCTAATTGATGAAGGTATTTTTAGAAAGCTTAATAAAGTACTAAACAACACTGTAATTAATACAGACTATAAAGCATATTTTGGCCGTTCAGGGTTAAAATTTCATTATATCCATGTTGCTGATAGTGGATATAGAATTGACCCAAGTGCAAGTAATATTATTGATACATATGTGTTATCAAAGTCTTATGATATACAAGTAAAGCAATATATTGCTGGAACAATTTTAACAAAGCCTAAGCCGCCCAGTAACGATGAATTATTTAGAAGTTATGGAACCGCGATTAATAAAATAAAAAGTATAAGCGACGAAATAATTTATCATCCTGCAAAATATAAAGTATTGTTTGGAGATAAAGCAACTCCGGATTTGCAAGTTAAATTTAAAATTGTTAAAAATGCTAATGTAGTTATCAATGACAATGAACTTAAATCAGGGATTGTTGACGCAATTAATCAGTTTTTTGATATTGAAAATTGGGACTTTGGAGAGACATTTTACTTCCAAGAACTTAGTGCCTATATTATAAACCAGCTGTCGCCTAAATTGGTAAGTATATTGATAGTTCCGAGGCAGACAACACAATCATTTGGTAGCTTATTTGAAATTAAATGTGAACCAGATGAAATATTTGCAAGTGCTGCTAAAGTAAGTGATATTGAAACAATTGATCAAATAACAGCTACTAATTTACAAGCTAGTGGTACAGTAATTAATAGTGTATCAACTAGTACAACCGCAGGAATAACAAGCAGTGCAACGTCAATATCAACTAGTACAACCGCAGGAATATCAAGCAGTGCAACGTCAATATCAACTAGTACAACCGCAGGAATATCAAGCAGTGCAACAACAACAACAACTAACACAACAAGTGGAGGCTATAGTTACTAATGGCTAAGAATGATCAAAACGAGAGCGCTCTGCCTGTCCCAGGTCAGAATAATAAAATTACTGCAAGTGATTTTTTACCTAAGTTCTTTAGAACACAAGCAAATAAAAAGTTTTTACAAGGTACACTTGATCAACTTATACAACCTGGTGTTGCTGAAAAAATCAATGGATACTACGGCAGAACAACAGCTAAGGCATATAAGACATCGGACAATTATAACGATGATGTAACTAATGATAGAACTAATTATCAACTAGAACCTGCTACTGTTATTAAAGACAATTATAACAATGTAACTTTTTATAAAGACTACAATGATTATATAGGACAGCTGGGCGTCTTTGGTGCAAACACTGATAATCATAGCCGTCTAAACAGTCAGGAAACCTATGCATGGAATCCTAACATTGACTGGGATAAATTTGTAAACTTCCGTGAATATTACTGGTTACCTAACGGTCCTCTAAGTGTTACAGTCAGTGGTCAAAGTAGAGAAGTTGTTAGTACTTACGCTGTTACAGTAGAAGATCAGGGCGACAGTGTTGCTTATGTATTTAACGACGGTCTAACACGTAATCCTAAATTAAAATTATACCGAGGCCAGACATATCGCTTTGATATTGATACTCCTGGCCACCCGATGGCTATTGCTATCAGTAGATCATTTACTCCCGGTACTGCTATTTTGACAGCCGGAACAGAAGGATTACGCGCTGTAGGATTATTTGACGCAGTACTCTACGGCAATGAATATGACCAAGGTGAATATATTATTCTTCCAAGCGGCGGTAGCGTAACATTTGCTGCTGATGATAACGTTTCGACATTATATCCAGACGGCATCCGTAAGCTAGGCGAAGAAGGCGAAGAAGTTGCAATTGCATATATTGAAAAGGGCACAATACAATTTACTATTCCTTTTAATGCACCTGGCAAACTTTATTACGTTAGCAAAAACGCAGTAGATACTAGCGGTCTTATTAAAATTTATGACATCGAAGAAAACGCCTTCTTAGATGTAGCTGAAGATATTTTAGGTAAGAAAACATATAAAAGTGCAAACGGTATAGAATTGTCAAACGGAATGAAAATTAGATTCCAGGGCGACGTGACACCGGCTGCATATGAAACTCATGATTGGTATGTTGAAGGCGTTGGCACTAAAATAACTTTAATTAAAGATCAAGATTTAATTATTCCAGCAGCATACAGCGATAATAAACTTATTCCGTTTGATAGCGATGAGTTTGATACACTACCATTTGCTGATGCAAGTGCTTATGCAACTGAAAAAGATTATATTATAGTTAACAGAGCATCGCCTGATAGAAATGCCTGGAGTCGTTATAATAGATGGCATCACAAAGATGTAATTTTAAAAAGTTTCCGTTTCAATAACCTTCCAAGAGATGTTGACGAATCGGCTCGTGCTAAACGCCCTATTATAGAATTTGAAGCAGGGTTAAAATTAAATAATTTTGGTGCATATGCTAAAACTGATGTTGACTTAATTGACACATATACTACTGATGTGTTTAGTACAATTGAAGGCCAACTAGGTTATAATATTGACGGAATTAATCTTGCTGACAACATGCGCATTTTGTTTGCAGCCGACACTGATATACTAGTAAGCGGTAAAATTTATCAAGTTAAATTTGTTACAATTAATAATTCTAGGCAAATTAGTTTAGTAGAAACTATTGATACTACTCCTATTGATCTTGAAACTGTATTAGTTACACAAGGTGTAAAAAATGCAGGAAAAAGTTATCACTACCAAGGCGGCAAATGGGTAGCTGCGCAAGAAAAAACAACACGTAATCAAGCACCAATGTTTGAAGTATTTGATGTAACTGGAAATAGTTTTAGTGATGAAGCATATTACGGTTCATCTACTTTCAAAGGATCTAAATTATTTTCATATGCAGTAGGCGACGGAACACGCTTTGATACTGAATTAGGATTTGTGTTAAGCTATAAATCAATTGAAAATTCAGGCGATATTGTCTTTGATTTTAATTTATTAAACGATACTTTTACATATCAAACCGAGACAGACTTATTTTCACAAGCTATTAACAGCGGTTATTTAAAGAAGTTTAAATCACTTACTTCTTTTAATTATGTAAACGGATTTAGTAGCACTCCTACTATCAGTAAGCAGTATGTTATAAGAGAATACGCAGCAACTGATATTCAAGTTAATAACTTTAAAATTGATGTTTATAAAAATTCAAGCAGTGTAACTGATATAAAAGTAGTAGTATTTGTAAACAACAAATTAAAGTTAGTTAATACTGATTACACAATTGATAAAACTAAACCAAATGCAGTTATTGTTTTTAATAGCAATTTAACAATTAATGATGTTATTAAAATTAAAACAAATAGTAAAACTATTAAAAATTCTAATGGATATTATGAGTTCCCCTACAATTTAGAACGTAATCCGCTAAATGACGATGTTAATCAATTCACATTAGGTGAAGTAATTGATCATGTTGATAGTATGCTGGAAGATATACCTGGCTATATCGGAACATACCTTGGATCAAGCAACCTACGTGATTTAGGTGACTTAGATCGTTATGGTAAAAGATTTGTTAAACACAGTGGACCAATAAATTTACCGTTATATCACATAACAAATAAAAGCTATAATATTGTAAAAGCATTAAAGTATTCTAAAAAAGAGTATTCAAGATTTAAGAAAACATTCTTAGACACTGCTGCTAGTTTAGGATATGACGGCCCAGTTAAAACGCACGTTGACCTTATTTTAAAAACTGTTAATAGTGATAAAGTAACGTCACAGCCGTTTTACTTTTCGGATATGCTTGCATCGGGATCGTCTAACAAAATTGTATATAAAGTATTAGATTCAAGAGTACAAGATTATCCACTCACTACTACCTATAATCTTTTAACTCTAAGTTCAACAAGCATAACGGTTTATTTAAATGGAATCCAGCTAACACACATTAAAGATTATAACTTTAATGTAGCAGGTTATATATCAATCAACGCCGGCCAAATAGAAGATGATAAAATTGAAATACACGAGTATGCAACCACAGACGGCAGCTTCATTGCACCTACTCCTACAAAATTAGGACTATTTCCAAAATATTATCCTGAATTAACAATTGACGATACTGTGCTGGCCGACGAGCCAGTATCTACTGGTCCGTTTAAAGTTTACGGCGAAGACAGTGCTACTGGTACTAGAGGTTGGTTCTATCCTGTTTATACAACTAAGGGTGTAGCAGGCACAGGTGCAACTTCAAAGTCTTACACCTTTGTAGGAATGAATAAAATATTTTACATTCCTACAACAGGCGCGACACTTGCTGGCAATGATGACATTGAAATTGATGAATACCCAATTGGCGTTGCATTTATTAGAGGACACGACGGTAGTTACATTAAAGCATATAAAGACTTTAGAGACGAATTACTGTTAGAATTAGAAAAGCGTATCTTTAACAATATTAAGGCACAGTATTCAACTGATAGATTAGATGTCAACACATTCATGGGCGGCGAATTTAGAACTAACGAATTTACAAAAATTGAAATTGATAATTCACTCCTTGGAGATTTTCAAAAGTGGTTACAAGAAAATTTAAACAATCAAACATATACTAACAATACTTTTTACAACAGAAACAACAACTGGACATTTAATTATTCAGACACTACTTCACCAGACGGCAATGAAAACGCAGGCTTCTGGAGAGGAATGTATGTAAGAGCATTTGATACAGATCGCCCGCACAGTCACCCTTGGGAAATGTTAGGCTTAACAACTAAGCCAAGCTGGTGGAATACAGTATACGGTCCTGCGCCTTATACAGGTGATAACTTAGTACTTTGGAAAGACCTAGAAATTGGCCGCATTGCAGATCCTGCAAATGCTAGAATTGACTTAAATTATGCTCGTCCTGGTCTAACTAGATTTATTCCAGTTGATAGTAACGGTAAATTATTATCGCCGTTGAACAGTAAGTATACTAGAAATTTCCAGATACAAAGTGCTACTAGAAACTTTAAATTTGGCGATTACGCTCCAGTTGAAAATGCATGGCGCAGAAGTTCAGACTATCCATTTGCTATACTAACTGCAATGTTACTAAACAAGCCTGCTAAAACAATGGGATTAGGGTTTGACGTTTCAAGAGTACTAAAGAACTTGGCTAACCAATGGGTAGACATAGGTACAAATAAACCAGTAGTTATTAAAGATTTAACATTACCAAATACGTATCAATCAGATGTTAGAACTAATACAGCAGGTTTAGTAAATTACATTTATAACCTTGTAGCAAGTGATATTCTAACAGTATACGAAGGATACAAAACTGATTTAGCTACAATTAATAATCAGCTAGGTGTTAAGATTGCTGGATTTACAAGTAAAGAAAAATTTAATATAATTCTTGACAGTAGATCACCTGCGCAATCTCTTACACAAGATGGAATTTTTGTTCCTCAAGAAAATTATCAAGTGTTTTTAAACACAAGTAGTCCTAGTGAACTAGCAGTGTTTAGTGGTATTATTGCAGAACGCACCGAACTAGGATATGTAATAAGAGGGTATAATCTAGAAAAGCCGTATTTTGAATATTATGCAGCTAGGGAAGGGTCAACATCTTCAACAGTTACTGTCGGCGGTATTTCCGAAAAAGTATCTCCTTGGGAAACGAACACGTCTTATATCAGCGGCGAAGTAATACAACATAATAATGCATATTATAGAGTAATTAATTCCTTTACTACTACACTATCATTTGATACTAATGATATAGTTAAGCTTCCTGCACTTCCAGTAAGCGGAGGCAGAACCGCACAGTTTAAGAAAGATTTTGACACTGTTGAACTTAAAACTTTACAGTACGGCAGTCGGCTTAACACTGCACAAGAAGTTGTTGACTTTATTTTAGGTTATAGTATAAGACAAAAAGAAATTGGATTCAGTTTTGAAAATGTTATTGACAGAACTAATTCAGTTGAAAACTGGAACCAAAGTGCAAAAGAATTTCTATTCTGGACAACTCAAGGTTGGGCAAATAACTCGTTAATTGCACTAAGTCCAGCAGCAAACTTATTAGAATTCCAACGAGATTATTGTGTAGTTGATAACATTAAAGACGAGTTCTACGGCTATAGTATTTTTAAAGCCGACGGACAGTTTTTATCTTCGGAATTTAACAGTCTATTAAGAGATCAAAATAGTTTTGGTATTCAAACAGTTGGTACCGACGAGGGATTGTATCACGTATCGCTTCCATTAGTACAAAAAGAGCATGTTGTGTTATTAGACAACACAACAGATTTTAATGATACAATTTACAATCCGAGTACTGGATACAGACAAGAACGAATTCGTGTTAACGGTTATAGATCAGATAATTGGAACGGCGGCCTAAACATTCCGGGGTTTGTCTATGATGATGCAAAATATACTGACTGGGCACAATGGAAAGATTATGTTATTGGTGATATTGTAAAATACAAACAATATTATTATGTTGCAACTAGTAATGTTACTGGATCACAGAACTTTGATTCTGCATTATGGTATCGACTAAACGAAAAACCAGTATCACAACTAATTACTAACTTTGATTATAGAGTTACACAGTTTACTGATTTTTACGACTTAGATTCAGATAGTTTTGATACTGAACAGCAAAAAATGGCACAGCATTTAATAGGTTATCAAAAGCGCCAGTACCTTGCTAACATTATTAATGATGATGTAAGTCAGTTTAAATTCTACAGAGGTGCAATTGCAGACAAGGGCACAATGAATGTGTTTACTAAGTTGTTTAATGCACTTGGTAATACTACTGATAATTTAGAGTTCTACGAAGAGTGGGCAATACAAGTTGGTCGTTATGGAGCAACTGAGGACGTTCAACAGGTTGAATACAATTTAAAACAAGATAAAATGCAAGAGTCTCCTCAAGCAGTTGAACTTGTCATGTCATTGCCTATAACTAATTTTGATAAGGTTTATAGAATTTTACCAAACGAAGTATTTGATAAGCCTGCAGGATATAATCACGCACCGTTTCCAACTAAAACAATAACTAGAGAATATATTAAAACTGCTGGTTATACAAATGCGGACGATGTTGATTTTGTTGTAGGTAATATGATAGATCTGTCAGCAGTAGACACTAACCAAATTAAATTAGGTGATACTATTTGGATAACTGATACAGATAATAAATCATGGACAGTAATGCAATTAGTACGAGCAAACGTAAATGCACTTGGCGTAAGTACGCTTATTCAAGGTGTAGCAACCAACGGACTAAACTTAGTTGAAATAACATTAGATAAGTGGGCAGCTGGAACACTAGAAGTAGGCGACTATATTGGTATTCGCGGAGCAACAGAATATTCAATTAATGGATTGTACGAAATTGATAATATAAGTCTTAATACTGTTCAAATAAGAGTTCCATTAGTTAACGACATCTCGGACTTTGAAGAAGAAAAGTTTACAGTATCTAAGTTAAGAACTATAAGAGTTAGCAATGTTACTGAAATTAATGCTGCAACTAATCAAGACATTTATAGCAAACAACGATTATGGATTGATACCTATAATAGCGAATGGGCAGTATTAGAAAATAACGCAGTTTATTTAAATTCTCAAGCAATTACAAATCCGTCGTTGTATGATAGCACAGATCAGGGCTTTAGTAATAGTGTTGCAATAACAAAAAATAACACTAATGTTTTTGTGTCGGCACCTAATGATGCTAACGGCAAAGTATCAGTATACAGAAGAACTAGGGAAGTTTCAAATTTATTATTAGATCAAGAAATTATTATAGAAAATGACGACTTGTTTACTCGTGATAATTCTGCTTTTGGAAAAAGTATTGCAGTATCGCCAGACGGCGAGTATCTTATTGTAGGTATTCCGCAAGCTAGCAATGTTAAAACTCGACTATCATATAAAACAGATGCTGATACAGGATTAAGTACATTTGATTTCCAACCAGATGCAGCGTATATTAAAAATGATATTGTACGTTATAGAGAAAGTCTATGGAAAGCTAACAGACAAATACTACCTCAAATTGCTAACCAACCATTTAGTACATTTGATACTTATGTAAACATTGCCAGTGCAGCAGATGCTGATAGTACAACATTAACCTTATTAGTTACAGGCGATCTAGGATTACCTAATAACATAGTTAGTCACCTATTAGTGCGTGCTCCTAAAGACATGTATATTGGTACAGCCGCTGGCGATACGGTAAACTTGTTCTGGAATCGTCGTAGTTTTGCATATCCAACATTAGACAACTATCTTCCTTTTGATAATGCAATACCGCAAATTACAGCAGATTTTTTAAGCCAAGCTCACACTATTATTGAAAAGATTGACCATGTATTTTTTGTTGAGACATTTGTAACATTGCCGATAATAGGCAATGTTGTAACAACAGATACCGGTAGTGCAACAGTAGCATATGTTAGCACCCGCAACGATAGTGCAGTAATATATATTAAAAACACTAATGGTGTTTTTAATATTACTGGAGAATTGTTTATAGAAGAACTGGACTTTGTAGGGAGTTACACTGAAGAGTCAACATTTAGCACAACAACTGCGGTTGACGGCTTCTGGATGATTGCTACGCCTACGTATTCAAATAATAGTACATATTATGATATTGGACGTGGCTTAGTTTATGCAGATGTTAGACTACAGGGATCGGTAAGAGACTTTAATCGTTACTACAATATTCAAAATACTGTAGCTGTTATTGGTGCTTATGTAACTAACAGAAATCAAGCAAGCTACCTTGAACAGTTATCATATCGCGGCGACCCTGCAAATCAAGACGCTGCTGACGGAGTTGAGAGAGATTTACCTAGCAACAAATGGGTAGCCCGAGCAGGAACATCGTTTACTGATAATTTAACTATTGGGTCTACTGCTGAATTTAGATTGTATGATCTTAATAATAGAATTATTGACGTTGCTAGTGCAGGATTTACATACAATATTTTAAACAAAGAACAAACAGTTGTTGACTTATGGGATGGATATATTGACTTTACCCTTAGTGAATTTGACTTCCAAGGATTTGCATTCGAACCTCAAGTGGGAGACATTCTTGAAGACGTTCAAATTCCTAGAGACGGCCAAGGCGGACTAGCACTAACTTCAATTACAACCAGTAGTGCTGAAGTAATGTTTATGCAACGTAACTTTACTAGTGTTAGAGTCTATGTAAAGATTGTTGCAAATTTAAATGGCACTACAGGAACTTGGACACAAGAAACAAATATTGGACGTTTCCAAATTCGTAGAAGAGCAAACTTGAATTTAAGAGCAGGAGATGTTGCTCGTACAATTGGTACAATTTCAGATGTAAACAACCAAATAGTATTAGGAACTTCTTTAATTGGTAAACTAGTGGTATTTGAAAATGTAAGTAATTTTGACATTGTTTCTAATCCAACTATTGTTGACGAAGAATATTGGTTCTTTGATGAAACAATTGAATCAGGAATTCAGAGATTGCCAAACCCTCCGTACAGTTTGAATAAAGATTATATACAAATCTACAATATTCCTGCAGAAAAAACAGGATCTAGTCCTTCAATGGAAAACGAAGGCGCAATTGCTATATACAGAAAATTACGCGACGGTAGTTATAGATTCCAAACTGTATTTGCATCAGAGTACAGAGCAGCAAATAGAAATTTTGGTTCTAAAGTTGCAATAGTGCAAACTGGAAATTATTATACATTATTAGTTGCTAGTGATAGTATTGCTAGTTCCGGTGAAACTGATAGTACAGGCAGAAGAGTGCAACCTGGCGCAATTGAAATATTCCGTCATGGCACTAAACTATCTGATGCATTTAAAGGTGAATATCAACTAATAGCATATTTAATAGGCGATATTGTAGTATATAAAGATGATTACTATATTGCACTTAAAAATACAACTGCTGCCCAAAATGTTATAGTTGATACAACTTATTGGAATAAAATTAGTTGGAAGCACGGCAAAGATTCAAATTTCCGCGGCACATTTGACAACACTTATTCATATAAGAAAGATAATATAGTTGTACAAAATAATGCACTATGGAAAGCACTAACAAATATTTCAGTAGGTGCAGTAATTCCTAGCGTCTCAAATAACTCTTGGATAGAAATTACTACAGATGTAGATTACTTAGGTTACTTGCCAAATCTAACTGCAAATGCGTTCTACGATGAAACAGTATTTGATCCTATTGAAAACATATTAGAATTTAGCAAGAGTTTTGATATTAGTGATGATGCACAAGTATTAGTTGTAACAAGTACACAAACTGATGCTACTAGTACATCAAATACAAAACTTGCAATTTATCGTGCAATTGAAGACAAATTTGTATTAGATCAAATAATTACTGCTCCTAATAATGTCGATGCGTGGGGCGATAAAGTTAGTATGAATCCTGCAGGAACACAAATTGCTGTAAGTTCAATGCTAAATGATTCTAATAAAGTTAATCAAGGCGTTGTATATGTTTATACACAAACATCTGGAACATTTACTTTAACACAGACACTAATGCCGCCAAATAATGAAGAAAGCGAAGGCTTTGGCTTTGGGTTATCTTACGGTACTGATAACTTAGTAGTGTCAAGCTTAAACGGTGATCAGACAATACCAACTACGTTTGACGTTACTGCGTTTAATGCTACGGAGGACACTGCAACTACATTTGATAACCAGTTTACAAACTTTAGAAATATTAAACTTGACAAAGGTGTGGTATACGTTTATGAAAATATTAACAATAACTTAATATATTCAGAACAGTTTGTGTATCCATTAACCCAAACTACTTTTGGCGAAAGTATTTATACTAAAAACAATCACGTTTATATTGGTATGCCAGATCAAGTTAACAGCGATAGTAAAGGTATACTGCTTGACTTTAGAAAGAATGAACGTAAATTTGCTTGGAGTGTAATTAGCGAAGGCACTACGCCTGTAGATGTTGAGAATATGCGCGGCATGTTCTTGTACAACAAACGTGAAAACCGCATTGTAAGTTATATTGATTATATTGACCCTGTACAAGGCAAAATTGCTGGTCCGGCTGATCAGGAAATTACATTCAAGACACCATTTGACCCTGCAGTATATAACACAGGAAATACTTCAGATAGCTCAGTTGATCCTAACAGGGCATGGACAGAAAAACACGTAGGACAAGTTTGGTGGAATATATCAAGTGCTAAATTTGCACATGCTTATCAAGGTTCAACAACATTCCAAAAAAATAACTGGAATAAACTAACACCGGGCGCAAGAATTGATGTATTTGAATGGATTGAGAGTAACTATATCCCGAGCATATGGGATAGCGTTGCTGATACTCCTGACGGAATAGCCGCTGGCATTAGCGGTATTAGTTTGTTTGGAGATGCTAGATACTCAACTAAAATAACATACGACAATATTAGTAAAACATTTGCTAACAGATATTATTTCTGGGTAATTAATAAAATTACTGTTCCAGTAATGGAAAACAGAAAACTAAGCATTAGGGATATTTCAGCGTTAATTGAAAATCCAAGAACGCAGGGCTATCCATTTGTAAGTTTACTTTCTAATAATAAGTTTGTTCTTAATAATTTTGATACATTTATTGATAGTGATGATTTAGTATTAAATATTAAGTATTCAACTGGTGCTAAAAAGACACAGAATGTACATAGTCAATACAAATTAATATCAGATGGGTTAAGCACAAGTAGACCAGATCCTGATATTGAGCGTAAATGGTTTGACAGTTTAATAGGATTTGACGATAACAATAGAATTGTACCAGATCCAACTATAAGTGTAAAAAACCGTTACGGCGTGCAAAATCGTCCAAGACAAAGTATGTTTATCAACAAGTTTGAAGCACTAAAACAGACCATTGAACGAGTCAACTTAAAGCTAATAGAAAATCTTATAGTTGATGAATACAATATTTTGCCACTAATGCAACAAGACTCTAAGCCTACTTTAATATCTCAAGAGTATGATTTAACAACAGATACTCTATCTGAAATTGTATTTGTAAGTACAAATAAAATTTCGCCTGCTATATTAACACCGGTAATTACTAATGGTAGAATTTCTAGAATTAATATTACTGAGCCTGGCAGAGGTTATAAAGTTCCTCCTACTTTTAAGATTAATGGTAGCGGCACTGATGCCGAATTTACAATTAGTATTAACAATTTAGGGCAACTTACTTCAGTTACAATTACCAACGCTGGCAAGGGGTACGATGCGACCACTACGATTTCAGTTAGACCGGTTACTGTATTAGTTAATGCCGACGAAAGTATTCAAAATAAGTGGGCAATGTATTCATGGAATGGCAATGCTTGGTATAGAAGAAAGTTACAGAGTTATAACGTAGACGGATATTGGGATTATATAGACTGGTATGCTACAGGCTTTAATCAGTTTACAAATATCAATAATACAATTGCAGGTTCTTATCAGCTACCTAGTTTAGCTAACAACATTGGTAATATTGTGAAGATTGAAACAGTTGGCTCAGGCGGCTGGCTATTGCTTCAAAAAGTGGACAACCAAGATACTGAAGATTATACAATTAATTATAACACTATTGGTCGTCAACGTGGTACAATACAATTTAAAGATGCGCTGTATGACTATAGTAAAAACACAGTTGGGTTTGATAATAGAAGCTTTGACAGTAGCTTTTATGATAATAATCCTAGTGTTGAGTTAAGAATTATACTTGAAACTATTAGGGATTATATTTTTGTTGGCGAACTAGAAATTGAATACAATCAACTATTCATGGCTGCATTACGTTATGTAATGTCAGAACAGCCATCAGTTGATTGGATGTTTAAAACTAGTTTTGTAAAAGCAAAGCATAATAGAGAATCTTTAAATACGCAAGACATAACATTTAATAATGATAATCTAACAAGTTATCAAGACTTTGTTGAAGAGTTTAAACCCTATTCAACCAAAGTACGAGAATTTGTTAGTGAGTACACTTCGTTAGAGCTCACAAATAGTAGTATTAGTGATTTTGATCTGCCGCCGGCATACAATAAAACTACAGGTACTATTCAGCCAAGTAACGCAATTATACTAAATGGTCAAATTATAAATGAAAATCTTGACACTACTACATATCCGCGTAAAAACTGGAAAGATAATCATGGTTATCAAATAACTGAAATTATGTTAAGTGACGGCGGCAGTGGATATACGTATGAGCCTATTGTTAGACTAACAGGCGGCAACGGCACGGGCGCCACTGCAAAAGCATATTTGGGTTACGGCAAAATTACTAGTATTAAAGTTACTAATCCAGGTAGCGGATATACTAGTGCTCCTGTAGTTGTTATTTCAGGTTCGCAGTTAGAAACAGGCACACTACCAACGGCAACAGCAGTACTAGGTAACGGTCTTGTAAGAACACCTCGTGTTAAAATTAAGTTTGATAGAATTAGCGGAACACTTACGTTTACTTCGCTAGCTAAAACTGAAACATTTACAGGAACAGGATTTGAGTCACGCTTTTTCTTAGAGTGGCCAATGGATCTTAATATTAAGAAAGTAAAAATATATGTAGATAACATATTGCAACTGCGTAGCAAGTACATATTTAGAAATATTGAAAATTTAGATACAACTTATGTTAGAGAACAGGGCAAGATACTATTTACTACAGCTCCTAAATTAAATTCAGTTGTCCGTATAGAATATAATATTCCACTAAGTATGTTAAATGCAGCAGACAGAATTAATTTAGCATACACTCCAATTGCAGGAATGTACGGTAACGAATTATCACAGCTAATGACCGGTGTTGATTACGGCGGCGTTGAAGTTCGCGGCTTTGATTTTGACGGTCCTGCTGGGTTCGATACTGCCGGATGGTATACTGATAACTGGGACGAGTTTGACAACACGTTTGAAGATGAAATTTTTACAGCAGACGGTTCAACAATTGCAGTACAGTTAAGTGCAGCTTTAGAAACTGGCGTTGTTTATAATCTTTATAAAAACGGTGTAAGAATTGATGATACTAATTTTGATGCAGCTACTCCAACTAACGTAAATGCTATTACAAATAGTATTACCGGTGACGGCATAACTGATATAATTTATGTACAGGATCTGGGTATAGAATTATTAGACGGCGATGTGTTTGTTGTAAGAAAAACTACAAGTGACGGAAGTGTTATTCCTGATGCAAATAGTTATGATACTGCGCTCAGCGGCGGCAATTTAGCTTACACATCAGCACGTGGTATTGCAGCAGAAGAAATTATTGTAGACGGTGACGGATTTGTTACTGCTACAACAAGCAGCGGACCTGAAGAACTTGTTCCAGGACAAGTTCTTGATACGCTTGACATTAAAGTTTATACAAGAGATAGTGCCGGACAAGGCGTTATTAATAGTCAAAGCTATATTATGGATGGTACATTAGCTTACGATTTAGGTGTTACACCAAGCAGCAAAGATGCAATAATTGTAAAAGTTGCTAATGTTATATTGCCACAAACTGGTTATACAATTGATTGGGCAGAAAATACAATTACACTAACTTCTGCAACAGTAGGCGCAGAACTTAGTATTGTGTCAGTTGCACAAGGTGCCCAAAATATATTAGATTTTGGGCAGTTAATTGGTGACGGTTCTACAACTGCATTTGAAACTACTGTTGACTGGATAATGGGCGCAAGCGTATATGCAAGCATTAATGGTGTGCAACAAACAGTTTCAGCATTTGCTTCGGACACTACTGCTAAAACTGTAATTAGATTCGACCAAGTTGTTGCTACTAATGCAGTAATTAATTATACTGTATTTGCAGCAGATACTGAAGTTAACTATAGTCAAATTACTAAAGATACATTCACTGGCAACGGAACTGATACTGTGTTTACATTAGCAGCAGCACCATTGTATGCTATACCGTCAGAGCATAACGTAATTGTTAAAGTAGACAACGCTATTCTAAATGCAGGATACAATATACAATACACTATTCCTGCAAGTAATCAAAGAGAATATGCATTAGAAATATTCCAAATGCCGCAAGGCACTTTGGATGTTGCAGATGTTAAGGTATTTGTAAACAGCGTTGAAATCTCTACTCCGACACAATGGCGTTTTGAAATTGCTAACAGTAGTATTACTCTTGCAGACGAAATCGGCGTACCCGGTGATTTGGTTGAGATGTATGTAATTACAGATGGTGATTACAGAATCAACGGAACTACAGTTACGCTGGATACTGCACCTACTAATGGAGCAGTTGTAGAAGTACTACAATTTACTAATCATAATTTATTAGGTCTAGAACGTATCAACTACGAAGTAGTTGCAAGAACTACACTAATACCAGAAGATGTAGATTATATTACTTACAACAGATTAACAGTTGGAGAAATTACACTACGTGCGCCTGCAGTTGATGCACAGTATGTATGGGTAAGTGTAAACGGCGAACTATTAACACCAAGTGTAGATTATTATGTTACTGATGATAAACTAAAAGTTCAGTTAGTTAGACAGCCAGCGGCTAATGATGTTATAGATATTATCCATTTTACTGCACCAGTTAGCAAAGCTAAGTTTGCGTTCAGGCAGTTTAAAGATATGCTAAACAGGACACACTTTAAGCGTCTTGACATTGCACCTGCTAAACTAGCACAAGCATTAAATTATTATGATTTAAGAATTGAATTAGATGATGCAAGTGAGTTGTCAGAACCAAACAAGGGACAAAATTTACCTGGTGTAATCTTTATTGCCGGCGAGCGCATTGAGTACTTTGTAAAAGAAAGTAATACACTGCGTCAACTACGTAGAGGAACATTAGGTACTGGCGTTAAAAATACATATGCAGTTGGTACTGATGTTTACGATCAAAACATAAGTAAAACAGTTCCGTACAAAGATCAAACAATGGTGTTTAACGCTACAGCAGACGGTGCTACAAGCGTATTTGAAATTGGATACCCAGTAACATCAATAAATGAGATTGAAGTGTTTGTGGCAGGTACACGCAAGCGTAAGACTACGCTAGATGTGTTTAATCCGTTAACTGCACTAGATAGTCCAGAAGGCGATACTACTGTTACCGCAGACTTTACTTTTGATGTAGGCACTAATTCAATTACGCTACTTACTGCTCCAACAGAAAATATTAGAGTAACAGTTGTGAAAAAAGTGGGTCAAAGTTGGACTACAAACGGTGTATCACTAGGCGATACAGAAAATAGTATTGCAAGATTCTTACGTGCCGGAACATCTGCGCTACCTGAATAAATACAGTATAGGAAAAATAAATGAGCGATAACATGCAAGACACAAACGGAGTACTGGTTCAGGGACATATTAAAATATTTGACCCTGAATCACAAAAAGTATACATTAACAAGCGCAATGCAATTCACTATGAAAATATGAGTATTGCACTTGCTGAGAGTTTATCTAACGCCGGTGCAGGTTTTATATATGAAATGAGCTTTGGCAACGGCGGCACAAGCGTTGATCCAACAGGTATTATTACATATCTAACACCTAACAGCACAGGAACAAATGCAAGTCTATACAATCAAACTTATACCAAGGTGGTTGATGACAGAAGTGTAAACAACACTGATCCTGCAAGAAACAAATTAGAAACTAGGCATGTTAGTGGTACAAACTATACTGATATTGTTGTAAGTTGTTTACTTGATTACGGCGAGCCTAACGGTCAAGATGCATTTGATACTGCAAGTGCAACAGATAGTCCGTATGTGTTTGACGAACTAGGGTTACGTAGTTATAGTGCTGCCGGAACTGGTAGACTAATTACACACGTTATTTTTCACCCTGTACAAAAGTCACTTAATAGATTAATTCAAATTGACTATACAGTACGTGTACAGAGTTTAGCAGGTTAAGGAGTAAATTATGCCATATACAATAAGTTACACTAACACTGTTAATAAAGGTTCGATAATAGTTGAGGACAATACTCTTAATAAGGAAACTACATTAAGTTTTCCAGGTAGAGGAACTACTGCATACGGACAAGCAGTTAACGAAAATTTTCTTCACATATTAGAAAATTTTGCAAACACAACAGCGCCTGCTAGACCAGTAGAAGGCCAACTTTGGTATGATACAACATCCGGAGTTGATCAGCTTAAAGTGTATGACGGTACTAATTGGGTTGCTAGCGGCGGCCTTAAAAAAGCCAGTGCTGCGCCAGCAGTAGCAAACTCAAGTGCAGGTGACTTATGGGTTAATACAGATAGTCAGCAGTTATATTTGTTTACAGGTTCAGCATGGGTACTTGTAGGTCCAGATTTTAGTGACGGACTACTTACAGGCGCACAATCACAAGCAATTGTTGGTATTGACGATATAACTTATAATGTATTAGCAATTAAAATCGAAGATCAGCCAGTGATTATTATAAGCAGCCAATCGTTTACACCAAAAACATCTATTAAAGGGTTTAGAACAGGCATTAATCCTGGTATGAACATTGCAAATGAAGCAATTGTAGGTACACAGGTATTAAAATATTACGGAACAGCTGAAAAGGCAGAAGCACTAGTTATAGGTGGAATATCAATTCCGGCAAGTAATTTCTTAAGAGGAAATGCAGCAAGTAGTACAGACTTTCAGTTAAGTGTTAAAAGCAACGCTGGTATTAAAATAGGCACTGGTGGTCAATTAAGTTTAGGTATTGATGGCGAAACAGGTATTATACAACATAACACTAGTGGATCAAGTATTGACATTAGAATGCGTAACGGAAACCTAACGCCAACTGTTGTAAGTATAAACAGCGAAGGTAATGTTGGATTTAATAATGCAGCACCAGAAGAGTCAATTGACGTTAGGGGAAATATTAAACTTTCCCCTAAATCAGGCCAAGCAGAAACTGGAGTGCTACAACTTACAAGTACAATTAATTCTACGTCAATTGGAACTGGTAGTATTATCACAACTGGCGGCATTGGTATTGCGCTTAATGCATACATTGGCGGCGATGTAGATGTAGGCGGCATATTACAAACTGGTAATATTGCACCCGACACTCCTAGTGCAAGAAATATCGGAGCTACAAATAACAAATATGACCAAGTGTTTGCTACAACATTCTTTGGTAATGTCCAAGGAAACGTAAGTGGTACAGTTAGCGGTAGAGCAGGCAGTGCCGACAGACTAGCAAGTGCTACGACTTTTGCACTAAGCGGTGATGTAGAACCAAATAGTTTTGAATTTGATGGACAAATTGGCGGCAGTACAAAAACTTTTGCAGTAAATATTGCTAACAGTTTTATTAGTAATAAAACTGTTACTTATGATGCAGGCAATGCAGACGAATTACTACTAAATGTAACTACGGGAACAACTGGTGTTTATAGAATTACAAAACGTAACTTCTTAAAATCAATACCGCTTGTACCGGCAGGAGCAATGATGCCTTATGGTGGGGAAGAAGCACCGGCTGGATGGCTATTATGTGACGGTGGTGAAATTAAAAAATCTGATTTCAACGCACTATGGATAGCTATACAACACAACTTTAAAGATCCTAGTTTAGTATCAGATAACGGTGTTGCATTGTTTACACTACCAGATTTCAGAGGCAGATTCGCACTAGGTCTTGATAACATGGGCGGCCCAAGTGCAAATAGAGTTACAAATATTGCAGCAGATGCAATTGGCGGAAATGCTGGTCTAGAATCTACTACAGTAGCAACTGACAACTTACCAGAACACGAGCATGATTTAGAAGGCGCAAGCGGCACACAGTTCTACGGAATTAGAGTAGGTGCCGGCGAACCTGTCGACGAAAACGCTATTACATTACCTATTGAACCCGGACTAGGCGGCACTCAAGGTATTGCTGCAAGTGGCGGTATCAAAACAGATGCAACCTTAGGAACACCATTAAATGTTATGAATCCTTTCTTAGCAGTCAATTACATTATCTACACTGGAGAGTAACATGAGTTATCAACTAAACAAAACAGACGGTACATTATTACTAGATCTAATTGACGGACAAATTGACACCACTAGTACAAACCTTACATTAGTTGGTAGAAATTATTCAGGGTACGGTGAATATTTTAACGAAAATTTTATTAGGCTATTAGAAAATTTTAATAATAGTGCTGCACCAAGTAATCCTATAACAGGACAACTTTGGTGGGACAGTTCAGATCAACGTTTAAAAGTTTATGACGGAACACAGTGGAAGGCTAGTGGAGGACCAATTGTACAAAATACTCGCCCACAAATGGTTGCAGGTGATGTATGGATTGATAATCTAAACAATCAAGTATACGCATTTGACGGTACTGACTTGATGCTTATGGGTCCTCAGTATACAGAAACTCAAGGTAAAAGTGGGTTTGAAATAGGTAGTATTCTTGATTCACAAAGCCGTTCACGCACTGTTGCATATTTGTACGTAGGTAGCATATTATCAGCGGTGATTAGTAACATTGAATTTACACCAATTTATGCACAACGTATTTTAGGGTTAGTTACCGCTTCAAACCCTAATGGTATTATTAAAGTAGGCTATAATGTAATTGACACTGCTAACTTTAAATTTAGAGGAACAGCAGACTCTGCAAACTCATTAGTTACAGCAGCCGGCGTAGTTAGGGCTGCTGACAGTTTCCTTCCGTCAACTGCTAACGGCATTACAACCGGTACACTAACAATTCAAAACTCGGGTGGCTTAACAATTGGTCTATCACAAAACAATGTACAAAAAGTTGTTGGACCTCGTTTTTATATTGAGAATCAACTTACTGATCACGATCTAAGTTTACGTGTTAAGTCAAGTACTTTTGGTGCTATTTCAGTTGATGCAATATATATTGATGCTAGCACAGCTAGGGTTGGTATTTTTACAACTAATCGACTTCCGGAATATACACTAGATGTTGAAGGCGATTTGCGTGTTACGGGAGACTTAATTGTCGAAGGCTCACGAGTTGCATTAGATGTTCAGACACTAAGAGTTCAAGATAAGGTTATTGAAATTGGAGTATTAAACGATAGCACTGAACTAACTAATGCTCAGGCAGATTCGTCAGGAATTAGTGTTAACAGCAGTGCAGGTAGTAAAGACATTCTTTGGAAAACTGTTACTAATGCATTTACTTCAAATGTAAACTTTGATTTATTAAACAGCAGTTCGACATATAAAATTGGCGGTGTTGATAAGCTAACAAATACATCTCTAGTAAACATTACTACCGCACTAGACTTAACTCAAATTGGTACACTAACTATATTACAAGTTGATGAAATTAACATTAACGGTAAGATCATTAGTTCTACTAATGATATGGCAATTACGTCAACTAATGGTATTGCTATAACAGCTGGTGCAGACATTAATATAACTGATTCTCAAAAGATTACTGGTGTAGGAAAAGCAGTTAGTGCTAGAAAAGCAGCAGAACTATCTGTAACAGAATCAACAGCCGGTACAGTTACCACTAAAGCGTATGTAGATGAAGAAATTTCTACAGAAACTATAGTATTCAGTATGGACATTACTGGACTTGGAACTGATTCAACACTACAAAATGCAGTAGCAGGATACTTAAATGATTTATATCCAGCAGTAACACTAACTACTAATAAAATTGCTCGTATACACACAACATCATATGCCGGAGCAACAGTACAAGGAGTAGATGTCGAAAGTGCAAAAAATGTAAGTTATATTTCTGTTGATAGCAACGGAACACAAAATGAATCAGTGGTACAAGACATTGTGTTTGACGCCGGCGGCGCTAGTGGAATTGTTATTCTTACACCGTCAAGAGCAATAATGACATATAAATCTACCGGAGCTAGTTGGGTACACCAAACAACAGTTGCCTACTAATAAACGATAAATAATACTAATAGCACTAGGGGTTACACAAGAATGGCATATGCAATAGATAGATATAATAACACACTGTTAACTACAGTGGAAGATGGAACAGTTGACCAAACAACTGATCTTAAATTCATCGGAAAAAACTACGCAGGATACGGCGAAATACAAAATGAAAACTTTTTGTTTTTACTTGAAAACTTTAGTGGAGCTAATCAACCAAGTAGACCAATTAGCGGCCAAGTTTGGTTTGACAGTGGCACAAGTAAATTAAAGTTTTATGATGGAACAAAATGGCGCACAACAGGAGGCGCTGAAGTTGGTACAACACAACCAATTGGATTAGCTACTGCTGATTTTTGGTGGGACACTGGAAACGATCAGTTATATGTATATAACGGCACTAGTTTTGTACTTATAGGTCCTCAGAATGCAGGCGAGGGTGTAACCCAAATGCAAAGCCTCGAAGTACTTGACACTACGAGTGCTATAAGAGGACTAATTGCTGCTGTTATTGAAGACGAAACTTTGTATGTTGTGAGCCCAAATCAATTTACTCTAAATGCTAGTCAAACTGCATTAAAAGCACAGGGATTTGACATAATAAATAAGGGTATTACATTAAGGAATACTCCTACTACAACAGGCGTTACAACTTCAGCTGATAGATTCTACGGAACAGCAACAAACGCTGATAAGTTAGGCGGCATATCCGCTGCAAACTTTGTACAAACAGGCGTAGGCAATACAATATTCGTAAGCACAATTGAAACTCCGGATGCAGGTATATTAATTGGCGATTCTAATGATTTGCAAGTTAAAATTGACACAAACGGCTATGACGGCGTAATTCAAAACGTTACTAACAATGGTACAATCCAATTAAAAGTTACCAGCGGCGCAGGCGTGCTAACACACGTAGGTACTGTTACCTCAACAGGTATTATTCCCTCAGCTGATAACACATATACACTAGGCAGTGCAAGTTTTGGATGGTCAAATGTTTATGCAGCAACCTTTACAGGAGAAGCAACAAAGGCATCTACACTAAGAGTAGGTAGTGATTTCCGCAGTGCAAGTGCAAGTGCAACTAACAACACTATTGTAGTTAGAGATGCAACAGGTAACATTGCTGCAAATCTATTCCAAGGCACAGCAACAAGTGCTCGCTATGCTGACTTAGCAGAAAAATATTCAACAGCAGAAGAACTAGCACCGGGTACCGCAGTGGCAGTGTGTGCTTGTGAAGACCACGATGTAGAACCTGCAAAAGCAAATGATCATTGTATTGGTGTAGTATCAACAGATCCGGCGTACATGATGAACAGTGATAGCGAAGGTCAATATATTGGTCTAAAAGGTCGTCTTCCTGTACGTGTTAAAGGAGCAGTTATTAAAGGCCAAGCAGTATATGCAATGGCAGACGGCGTATGTACAACATTGGTAACAACGGCATTAGTAGGTATTGCTCTAGAAAGCAATAGCGACGAGGGTGAAAAATTAGTCGAATGCGTACTTAAGGTATAAGGAACCATTATGGCAGATATTACAGCAGCACGAATTAACAACTTACAATCTAGTATTGCACTCATACTAGGTAACGGCTCGGGTCAAAATGGTTACGGGCAAACTGTTACTAGTTTATCAGTTAACAATACTAGTGACATTGTTGAAGCTGCTGATATTAATGCAATATACGCAGACATCCTTAAAGCAAGAGTTCACCAGGTAGGTGTAGGCGATATTGGTATTGCCGAAGTTGTACAAAATCTTAATACAATTGCCGAAGCAACAAGTGCATTTGTTAGTAACGCAGGCGTAACAAGTATAGACCCTGACGGATTTAAGAAAGGTATTTTAGACTTTGAAAGTCTAATATCACAAGTGCAAGTAGATAAAGGGATAATGCATCCTACACAGGCTGCATTAGAACCTGCAATAGCAAGTGCTAGAACCACCACGTGGAACGGGCTAATTTTTCATGAAGTTACTGTTACATTTTCATCTGCAGATGCAAAGAGATTCTTTTTTAATACCGGCGGAGAAATTAGAATAAGTGCTAATAACACTAGTGCGACAACTCCTAAAGGACTAGATTGGAATCAGCTGTGTTCACAAGCAGGAACAATTAAATTTAGCGCAGAAACAACTGTGTCAACTTCCGGCGGCGGCTCGTCGATCGGTAATTATGATTTAACAAGTGCTTACCAAAACATATATCAAAAAATCGGAAGCGGTACTTATAGTGCAGTATATGCTGGTAACATTTACACTGTTAAAGCACGTTCTGACATTGATACACGAATTATTTTTAGAATTGAATTTAACGATGTGGTGTTTGACAATAACATTGACAATAATGTCGACGGAAGACTTGAAAGTACGTTACAGCATTATCGAGCAAACGGCGAAGTAACAGTAGTAGCACCAACATATTTTAATCAGCAAACACTGGCATAATCAAACCTTTTAGCTTTCAAAATATTTTTAAATAAATATACTTAACAGTAAAGAGATGATTAATGCCAACAACGATACTAGCAAGCAGATACAATACACTTCGTAACCAAGTAAACTTGGTGCTCGGTGTTTCTACTGCGGCAACTCCTGATCATGGATACGGGCAATCTTTTAGTACAAACAGTGTAGTTGGTACGCGATCACTTACAGATCCTGTTACTGCTAATAAAGTATCTGCACAAGATTATGAAGACTTATATATTGATTTAATTAGAACACGCTCGCACCAGGTAGGTTCAGCAGTTTCAATTAATGAATTTGTAATAGGCGATTACGAAACTAATATTGCAACTGCTGATAAAATTGAAGAAGCATACGTATTAGGGTTAGAATCTTTAGCTACTAACATAGTTACTGATAAGTTGACAGTTTTTCCTACTAATTTAGATATATCTAGTTTTCCGACAGTAAGTAGCACACGACTGGCAACTGCCGGCACGTGGTCTACAATAATTACCCATATTTTTACTGTAACATTTAATACTGTACTTGAAAGACGGCACTTCTTTAATGCCGGCGGCCAAATAAGATTTAGCGCTTCGGTTGGATATACAGGAAGTCAGGCTAAAACAGTTGACTGGCAGTCGATCTTAAACGCTATGGGGTCAACTAGTTTTAAAGCAACACAAACTATTAATAACGCTGCTGTTGGCACAGGATCTAGTATAGGAAATTACAACCTTACTTCAAGTTATCAATTAGTTTATTCAAGAACCGGCGGTTCTGTATATGCTCGTAATAGGTATAATGTATATGCTGCTGAATCAGCAACAGGTAATACAACATCAGCTATTACATTTAAAGTAGAGTTTGAAGATGGTCGTCCAAATGACCTAACGTACGGCATTGACGAAGACGTTTTTGGAACATTTAATAGCATTATAGAAACAGCAACACCAAATAGTCAAATTACAATTAATGGAACTATACACGATGCAGTAATTATTAGTACTGTGCCTACTGGTTCTCTTGTTAGATCACTTTCCTAACCAATCTCCACTTGACAAATCATTAAATCCAATATATACTAGTAGTAATAAACTAGGAGTATAACTATGGACGAACGTTTAGAAAAAGCACTAGACTTTTCTAATTACATGCTAACACTCAATAATCAAAAAAGATTGTTAGCAGAAAAATACCAAGAAGAATTAATACACTT